TGGAAAAACAAACATGATGCATTACTGGATCAAGTGAACCAGATGTCACAACGTCAAGCAATTCAACAGACTGCATTGAATCTGAAAATGGATTCAGAGCAAACAGCATTCATTTCTGAAATGATCAACCTGTCTGCATTAGACAAGGATGATGAAGGTGAATGGATGGGAATCGATGACGAGATCGAACGCATCAAAACAAAATTCCCACGCATGTTCGAATCGAAAGCCGATGATCAAGATGATCCAGGCGATCAAGGAACAGGCAAACAGCAACGATACAATCCAGGCAAACAGAAGCAAGGTGGAAGCGGTAAAGAGTTAACACCTGCCGAACGTGGCCGATTGAGAGCGCAACAGCGCCATAATATCAAAAAATAATAGGGAGGTTCATAGATTATGAGCTTACAACCGAAAAAAGTTGACTTTACAGTTCAACATGAATATTTAGATACAACACAAGGGCAAATTTTCAAAACAGCAGGTCTGACACTTGATGCATCTGCATTCACTGGTTCTCAATTAACATCAGAGGGTTACGTTTTAGCAGGTTCAGGCGTTCGTCTTGATGCAACTAGTGGCCTAGCAGTTCCACATGACGGTGGCACAACAGCAGGCACTTTATACGTTCTAGTAAATGATGTGAAACTAACTGATGGCGATGTTCATGCCGGTGCATATGAAGAAGCATACCTAAACCGCTCAGTGGTTACACGTTCAGAACCAGGTCGCATCGCGATCACTGATGCATTTGTGACTGCATCTGGCAACCGCTTCAAATTACGCTAATAAAACAATACAAAGGGGGCACATATAATGCCATTACACTTAGATGAATTTAAACAAGAGGAATTTCAAGGCTATATCGAAACAGTACCGCCTGCTAGACAATACGCACTAGCATCATTTTTCCCAAAGAAGAACGTTTTTGACGTTGAATTCGCTTATAACATCATCAGCGGATCATATGGTCAAATGGCATCAATCACTGGCCTGGATGCAGGCGCACCATTACGTGACAAAGAAACACTAGCACGTATGACTGGCGAACTAACAAAGGTTCAACACGGTTACAGATTAACAGAGAAAGAATTGTTAATGTTCAACCGTCCACGTATGGATGAAGAAAAGAAACAAGCGGTAGAAGCTGTTTACAACAATTCAGACCGCCTGGTTCGTGGTGTATATGATCGTGAGGAATGGATGCGAGCAAAAGCAACATATGAAGGTAAAATGTCATATGCTGAAAAAGACATCGTGATCGATGTTGACTTCTTAATTCCAGAAGAAAACAAAATCAACACTTCAAAAGTATGGTCGGATGCAACTGCAACGATCCTGGAAGATTTAAAAGGCGCGATTGAAGCATTCGAAGATGCAAACAATGGCGAATCACCAGAAGTAATGCACATCAGCCCGGCTGTTGAAACATACTTCCTTAAAAATGAGCAAATCAAAGCACAAATCTATGGCACAAGCACTGACAACCGTGTTGTGACAGCAGATCAAGTGGCAGGATTATTCACATCACTTGACATCCCACCATATGTGATCGTAAAAGATCGCGTTCGTGGTGCAAATGGTATGGAAAAATTAATGCCAGAAGGCCGTGTGGTTTTACTTGCTTCAGATTTAGGTCACACAATGTATGGCCCAACTGTTGAAAAGAACTACAACCCAGGAATCTATGTTATTCCACAAATTCAAACAACAAACCCACCTAAACAAGAGGTGTTCGTTGGTGAATCTGTGTTCCCTGCATTAGAACGCCCACAAGCGATCGTTCATTTGAACGTAACAGCAGAAGCACAAGCATAATAACCGGGGATAGAATTATTCTATCCCTTTCTTTTAACAAATATACGAAAGGGGCATGAAAAATGGCGAAATATACAAACTTGACAAACTTATTACTAGATGGAGAAGTGAAACGACCAGGAGTAGAAGTGGACATTGCAGACAAAAAGACCGCTGATGCACTGATCGAAAAAGGATTCATCGAAAAACCAAAAACAAAAGCGCAACAAAAAGCAGAAGCGCAAACAGAAGCACAGGAAGGTTCAGACGAAAAGAAATAAACCGTCTGGATTTCTCCATTTAAGGGGTGATGAACATGACAGTTCAAGAATACCTGGCAAAGATGCCGAACACAAAAACGTTCCTGGAATTGTCACAACCCGAAATTGATGCATGGATATTCGAAGCAGAAGAACTTTTAAATGATCATTACAGTCCATACCAGATCAGCACAAGGGCCATCGCTTTACAGGCTTTATATGCTTGGGAAGGTGACAATGAAGAAATAGCAATGTTAAGGCGACAAGGCGTGTCACAGTTCAACACAGAAGGCATGTCTGTCACTTTAATCAGTGCAGGTGTATCACCGCTTGTGATCGACACAATCAATCGTGGTTCGGGCGCACGTGTAGGAAGTTTGATCTAATGAAACCACCTATGCATGATCCTATCACATATTATGCACCAGTCATCGTTGATGGCAAGCAGGTCAAAGACGACCAGGGCTTTCCAGAAACGACAACGATCCGACTTCTGGGCCGTGTGACAGAGGATTCACAAGTAATATTCAACACGCAGAATCAAGACAAAAAGTGTCGGTACACCATTTGTTTCCCACCAGAAATCAAACCAGATCACCAGGCCGAAATACTAATCGAAGATACGAACGAAACAACGTTTGTATATGATGTAAAGGCCCGAAAAACGTATTCTGGTAAAAAGGTTCATTACTGGGTGGCCTATTGTGGGGAATAGAGCAGGTTTTAAAATCGAATGGACTGGAACAGAAGAATTTAAAAGAGTTCTGCGAGATATGACACAAGACACATCAAGTGTGTTCCAAAGGGAATACACAAAATTCGGGATGTTGGTAGAAGAAGGAGCGAGAGCACTTGCACCACAAGATCGTGGCGATCTAGCAAGCACGATCAATGCTGATGCACCAAACGTTTCCGCTAGGGGCGTTTCTATCGAAATAGGTGTCGGCTCAATATATGGCGCATATCAGCACGAAAAACGTGACGGTGGGCCAACATATGCAAAGTACGATAATGGCGCGAAATTCCCTGGATATTATTCGGGTGGGTATGGCGCACGAACTAGATCGAAACCATCCTGGCGTGGAGCACGACCGGGAAGAAAATATCTTGAACGAACTGTTCAGTTAGTAGAAACTGATTTCAACGAAATGAATGAAAGGATTCTGCAACAGATCATGGAAGGAAGGCGATGAAAGATGATTCAGAAATGGATCAAAAACAGACTGGCATTAGTAGTCCCACAACTTGAATGGACAGTGGACTTTAAAACTGGTCAAGATCACACAGGCGTTGTGTACGTAGAATCACCAGGAACGCCAGACGACTATGATGCACGATTGCAATATCCAACATATCAGATCGAAGTTGAAACGTCAGATCGAGCAAATATTGAAACCTGGGTGTGGGCCATTCACGAAGCGATGGACAGGACGATGAACCAGAAAGCGGTCATCATTCCTGGACAGATCGAATTCGACATTCTATACATCACAGCAGTTCCACCGATCCCAGTGGGATTCGAGGGAAAGAAGCAGATATACACAATCAATTTACAAACAACGGTCAAAAAGACCACAAATACTATTATTATTTAAGGGGGCATTTAAGCCATGACTAATCCATTACCATTCGGCCCGGCTACGATCGAAATCGGAGAAGGCGCAGACGCTTTAAAATTAGACGGTGTAAACTATTTCCAGGTTGACGGTGGCGAATTCAACGCAGAACCAAAACTTGAAGATATTAAGTTCCAGGACTATGGCGATTCACCATATGATCAACGTGTTTCTGGTTATGAAGGCACATTGAAAGTGGTTGTCGGCCAGAATGATCTTTTATTAATGCGTAAATTATTTGCATACCACGCAGACATCGTGGACGGAACAACTACAAACGTTATCGGTGTAACTGATTCAAAGATCGGTCAATCTATGCGTGATAAAGCAGTGCCAGTCACTATTCATCCACGTGAAATGGGCGCAGACAAAAGCCTGGACATTCACGTTTACAAAATGGCAGGAACAGGCGCGTTCAACCGCACATACGAAATTTCACAAGGGAAATACGAAGTTGAATTGACGATGTACATGCGCGATGGTGCTGATCCGACTAAAGATGGTAACTTCTACTACATCGGGGAAACTGATCCCAACGCGGCCGCTTAATCAATACTTTTTTTATGGGCCACATCAAACAGGTGTGGTCTTTTAACACGATAGGAGGTTTAACCCATGCCACAAATTGATAAAGCGGTTATTTATTCAAATTTTGCAGGTGGTTACATACCGTTACCACAACATGAATTAACAGATGGAACAATGGCCTTGACAGGCAAAAACAATCCGATGCCGATTCAGATCGAATTCGCGAATGG